TGCAAGCGTTTAAACAAAGAAAAACCCCGCCTTTTGAGCGGGGTCTTCCGTCATACCAAGTGCTAATTAAGCGCCTGGTGATCCCCACATTCCGAGTGGATCTGACCAGCCGAAGCTGTAACGCTCACGAGACTTGTAACGGACGTTACCAGTATCGAAATCACCGTCCATGCTGTTGCTCAAAGGCGTACGAACAAAGTGCTTCATACCATTTGGAACATCAGTTGTCAGGAAGTAACCATTTGGATCGGTCAAGAAGTTGTTAACTGTGTAACCTTCTGAAACTGAACCATTGTTTACGATAGCGTTGATGTCGTTGTCGGTTGTACCAACACGCAGTTGAGTTTCGAGCAAGCGAGTTGCAACGAACTGTAACTGTGGAGGAACAATCAACTTCTTAGGTTTAGCAGCAATTAACAAGCCACGCTCGTCTGTCCACTGAGCAATTTGAATAACGGCAGCTTCCAAGGAAGTTTCGTTCAAATCAGCAGCTGTAGCCTGAGTGTTGCTGTTAGTACCGCCAGATACCAATGGGTGAGCAGTGCTGAATAATGGAACGCCATCACCACCGTAATAAGCGGCAGAGTTAGTGAATCCGTTGTTTAAAACAGCAGCAGCTTTAACCTGTTTGGTATAAGCCATAGCACGAGCCAAAGCCTTTGTATAGCGAGCTGACAAAGAATCGTAGAGGTTGTCTTCGATTGCTTCTTCAGTCAAGCTAAAGCCAAGGGCAATAGTTTCGTGGTTGTAACGAGCTGTAAATGCCTCTTGAGCATTGTCGTAACGAATGGCAGAGCCTTCGTTTTTGACAGGTGCTGCGGAGAAGCCGGACAGCTTGGTTTCTTCTTCAAACGAACGCTCAGAAGTCTCAGTATCGTAGATTTCTTTGTGTTGTTGACCGTATGTTGCATACTCAAGTCCGAACAATGCGTTCAGTCCAGGGAGCAACTCTTTCAGTAGTTGTGCACGTGAAATAGCCATTTATATGCTCCTATTAAGCTGCAGTAGCTACACCAGTAGCGCTGTAGTAAGTGTGAATACCAAAGTTAAATTTAACGATAACTTCAGTATATGAACCCGATGCATTGGTTGTTTCTGGAATTACGTCAACAATACGAATTGGCAGTGTTGATGTGCCAGCTGTAGTTGCAGAAACAGATGAATACGAGTCGCCTGTGGTTGTGCTGCCAGTAGTAATAACTAAAGCTGTGTTTAGACCAACTGCTGCACGTGTTACGCCAGACATTGTTGATGTACCAGCAGCTGTTACCGCTACTTTGAACAATGCATCTGGGTCATCCAACACAAAAGCGTTGATGTCAGAAGCCACTGTGCTAGCTGGGTAATACTGTTGTTGCAACAATTGTTTGGTAGTTGGGTTTGTAAACTGACAACCCAGGAAAATACCAACTGCGTCGGTTGCGGTAGCTGTGGTTGATACTTTGCTTAATGTACCGCCTGTATTTAGACGTACGACATCACCAAAGAAAATGGATGTGCCGGAGCCTGAAGCGATAGGAATTAAGCGAGTAGAACCAGCAAATACCTGACCACCAATCAAATTGATTGGCTGAAACCCATAAGGGCCTGAAACGGTAGGATAAGCCATTTATAACTCCTAGTTAAATTAATTATTTGCCAAAACTAGTCGAGGATTTATTCTCTTTAAAGAGGGGCATCCTTGGGTCGCTTTGACGCATCAAATTATTATCTACAGCATCCGTCTGGGCTTGTGTCTGTTTAGCATAATGTGAGTTACGCTGACCTACAAAGTCTTCTGGAGTCTTGCAAAGCAATAATCCGCCAATCTCAATTTGGTCCTTAAAGCGACTATTGGGGTCGACTAACAGTTGAAATTTGGGTTGTTCTTCAATCCTTACTGGCTCCCAACCTTCTCTTAACTTACCAGAAATGTTGCGGGGGTCAGCTTCACCAAGGGTTGAAACTCGAATCCAACGATACGCATAACCGGCCTGTTTATCAGGTTCGGGTAGCAATTCTGCGGGTGCCCACTGCTGGGGACGCTCGTAAGTTGCACGGGTATCTAATTCACGAGGGGTATTATTTTTCGTAGCCATGTTTAATTCTCCATTTTGTTAAGTTCTCGGGCGTATTGCTCTGGGGTAAGTCCTAGCTTCTTAGCTATGCTGAGCTGTGAAGTTTTGAGCCGCACCGTTTTTGACGATGTGCTTCTGCTTGCCGGAGCCACTACAGTACTCGGTTTCGTACGAGCTGTTGTTTTGTCGTCTTCTACGTCCTCGAAATTCTCTGGGAATCTCTTGCGCATTGTTTCGTCAATGCGTTTGTAATACTCATCAGTCGTAGCGTAAGCCATTCCGTTTTGTTTTACAAGCTTTTCATGTAGGCCTAAGGCTAAACTGGTCATTTCGTCGTCTTGACCAAACCAAGAGTTACGCTCTTGCCATGAAACTGCTTTGCTATCACGAACAGGCTTTTGCGACTGTTGTGGTATTTGTACCTCATTTTCTTGTTCTTGTAAAGCTCTGCGTTGCTTAATATCTTCAGAGGCACTTTGTGCTCTGTCCATTTTAATGCGGGCAGTAGTCATTTTTTCCTGAGCATCTACTAACTTTTCTGAATCGCCGGCCTCATAAGCCTCACGATACAGTTTTTTAGCCATTTCTAATTCTTGCTCAGCGCCGGTTTTAATAGAGTCCACGGCAAAACTTTCCGTATGACTTACCTTACCTTTGAGTGCTTTATTCTCTTCTAAGAGCTGTTTTGCAAAGTTAAGGGCTTCTTGACGCTCTCTATCAGCCTCATCTTTAGCACGGCGTTCGTCGTGATAAATCTTCCTAAATCCAGCAATCTTTTGTTTTGCGGCTTCGGAATACTCATCTAATTCGTCATTTTCAAGACTTTCGACAAACTCTGGCTGGGATGGATTGCGACCTCTATCTTCTTTAGGGGTATCGTCCTCAACTTCGATTTCTATTTTTTCATCATCTGGAAAGGTGTAATCTTCCATTTCTTGTTTGTTTTCTGACATCGTAATCTCCTTACTTTCGTTTAATACCACGTGGGTCAAGAACTACTGCTTCCACAGAATCATCGTTAATAATGCGGAATTCTCTTCCATGAATGATTAATCTAGTACCAGCGTTCGGGCGTACTAAAATAAAATCACCTTGTTTACACCATGGTCCATTTGGGAACCTTGTCTTGTCTTGATAACAATCAGGCCCAATATCTACTACAAACAACACTGTAGTGAGTAATTCATCATGCCGACGGGTTTCGTCTGACTTAATGATTCCACTATCGTAAGCCTCTTCTGCCTCAGGGATTGCGCATAAAATGCGGTATCCAGATGGTTTTGGAAGTTGTGTTGCTTTTTCCTCTTGTGACTTATCCATTAATGCAGATAAGTCGACTGCACTAGATAAATCGAGCTTCTCACTCATACTTTCTCCTTTAACAACATACCGTGTTGTAATCGGTCTGCCCCGTCAGAACGAAATTGCAGGGTTAATCGTTATCTTCTACTCGGTCTTTCATGTCCAGCACGTATCCACGGGCAATCAAAAGTCCTCGTATTTCGCCACAAACTTTCTTGTACTCTTCGAGAGTTTCAAAGCTACCGGTCGCAGTAGCCTCTTTAAGCTGCTCTACTTTTTCGTCTAATTGTTTAATTAATACGTCAAGTTCAGTCATTCGTCACTTTCTTTTGAGCGTTTGCTAGGGTTTGTAAAACTTGAAGTCTGTGCTGTTCTTTGGTTTTTGCTATATCAACACCCAACTTTGTTCCGTCGTATTCTTCTTTGCGGTCTGCTGTATCTTTCTCTTTTGCTATCTTGGCGCCTAATTTGTGACCCTCTAACTCCAAGGTGTTTTCCATTTTTTCACGCTCTAGGGCTATTTTTTCCATTTCTAGCTGGGCATCCATTTGGTCCTTGGCAGTCTTGCGTTGCTGTTCTTGAGCCTTAATCTGAAGTTCCTGCATCTGCATTTGGATGATTGGGTCTTGAGCCTGCTCTTGAGCTTGCTGCTGAGCTGCCTGTGCTTGGTTCTGCTGCAATAACTGAGTAGAAGCCTGAGCCACCAGACGGGAAATTTGGATTTCATATTCCTCTGGAATTTCGTCTTCCTCGTCTTTCAGGTATGGCAATGGAGCACCTAGCTGCTGCTCAATCATTTGGCGATACTTAAATCCATAGTGCTCTCCAATATGCGCCTGCAGGCTTGCGGTAATCTGCTGTGCCATTGGGTTCTGCCCCATGATTTGAGCTGTCATTGGGTCTGTTAAGAAGTTGGTATGCGACATAATGTGCGCATCTTGGTCTTGGGTAATAAACGCTTTTAATGGTTTACCCTGCATTGCATCCATATTTTCTGAGATTGGGTCTCTTGGCTTATGGTCTTCTTGCAGCGGAATTAATTTCTGGGCGTTGCGAATTCCCAACACTTCTAACATCTGGCGGTGTAATACCGGCAGGTTATAGATTTGTGGAGCACCTTGCGCTAATTGAAGTACGGCTTGATATTGAACAATCTTCTGCGCCATAGTAGCGGCATTAGGGTCAGAAACCGGGATTACCTCTACTAAATCATAATCTGACTGTTTAGCTTTTGGGCTACCTTCTTCTGGTTCGTAGTTGTACTCTTCAGGAGTGTAGTCACGGATGATTTCTTTTAGGAGCTTTAATTCCTGCTTCATAGAGTAATGAATACGGGATTGCACCGCAGACATTACTTTTAAAGTTCTTTCCAAGATTGCCAGAGTAGTTCCTACTGGAGCATTTGCAGACATATCCGCAATTTTCATATCTCCAGCTGAGGCAAAACGGCGCCCCTCTTCTACGATAGTTCCAAGTAACTGATAAAGCACTTGGCTTGGCTCTTTATAAGGGAGCGGCATTAAGTTATCTTTTAGGGTTCCACTTGGAATATCGGCGTCCCTAAATTCTCCAGGGGCTATCGGGGTATCATCACCTTTGATTCGCAAGCCACGGGTTTTGAAGCCGCCTGGCAAGTTGCTAAGTGTCCCTGCATCCACGAGCTGCCGAATAATACTAGTACCAGACTTAGCAAAAGCGCCGACAAGGTGAATAAGGCCAAAGCAGTAAAAGCCAAATCCCGGAACGTAGCCATAATGGACGAAATGATTTCGTTTTTGTTTAGTAACATCTTCTGGTCTCCAGTTTTTGCGGATAGATAGGATGGTTTGGCTGCCTTTTTCAATAGTCACCACATAAGGCAAGGCAATTCCAGTAGGTTCGCCGTTTTCATCCACATCTTCGTAGCCAGGAAGGTCTAGGTCTACGTGCATTTCTAGTAATTTGTAGCGGTCATCCGTAGTTGCACGGAAACCCATCTTTTCAGCAATCTTTTTCTCTACTTCGTCTAGGCTGCTGTCTGGTTCTTCTAGTTCTATATCACGATAGAAGCCAGCAAACTGCAATCTGCGCACTTCGTTCTCTGTTTTACGCATAACATGGGTTACACGGGGGGCAGATTGAAGGCTAGAAGCGCCATAAGGTACAACAATGTCTTCCGCAGGGATAAACATAGACACTTGGCGGTCTAATCCTGGGTCAAAGTACACCTTTTTAAAGGCATTACCCGCTAAACCCAAGCCCCAAATCATTCTTTCGTGCTCTGGGCGGTATTCTGTCATTACATCGGTCAGTTGATAGTTCATATCATCTTGAACACGCTGCGCTGCATCTTTTCTTTCTGGAGTTTCTTTACCAATCAGGCGGGTTTTTACTGGACCTGCCGCTGGAAAGGTTTCCATGATGGTCTCAGATTGGAATTTAACCAATGCTTCCGACAAAAGTGGGTGGTAAACGCCACAAGCGCCTTCCCATGGCTCACTTCTTTCCTCAATCTTCATGCCTAAAAGCTCAAGACCATCTACATAAGTCTGAATCCAGTCTTTTCTTGCTGAGATGTCGTCTTCAAAGTCGCCTAATAAGTCTCCGGCAATCTCTACTAAGTCTTTTTCGCTGATATGTTCGGCTAAGTTAGCATCAAACTCATCGGACGCCTCTACTCCGGGCTCAAGCTCTATTTCTAATCCATCAATACCAATCTTTACAGACTCTGGGTCTTCAATTTCTATCTCAATATCTGGCTCGTTTTCTAATGCGTCGATGCCAATTGGTGCTTGGTATAGGGATTTATCAATCATTTTGTATCCTAGTAGTATGCTGATTTACGTCTAAAGTTAATTGGTTCGTCCAGCTCATCCGATGGAAGGCGCACAAACCCGCCCTTCCGATACCGGATTAGAGCTTGTGTGCTTGAATCCACTAAGTCATCGTGTTCGGAATTAGGAAATGCTGCCATCTCCTCAATCACTTCTTCCGCCCAACGTTTTCTTGGTGCCCAGACCTTGCCAGACGCAAACAAGTCTGTTACCGAATTCATACGGGCAATCTTATCATTACCCCTCGTAGGTGTAAACTCTGATACCGGTATGCCCATTCTGCGTAATTCAAAGATTAAAGGGCTTCCTGCAGCCTTTGCCTCCACGATAAAGACATCTGGTTCCCATTCTTTGTAGTACTGAAGGGCTCTTTCCTTTAATTCAGGAAACTCAAGCCGCTCTTTAACAGCATCCAAAAGAATAATGTTGGGCTGCATCTCGTCTTCGTTTAGATAAAAAACTCCCCAAGTCGTGCAGGCTGAGTAGTCCGACCGCTCATTTTTTGTGTAAGCGGTATCCCAAGACTGGATGATATATTCACAAACCGGAGGCTTTTCTAGCGTCCACTCCTGCCACCACTCCCGCTTTACAAGCGCACCCTCTTCACTCGTAGGTTGTTGTTGATACTGCGCATTCCACTTAGAAACCGGCAATTCTTCCTTAAGTGCCTGTAATTCTTCTAATCTCCAGAACTGAGGCCAAAGCGCTTTTCCAGATGGCAAGATGGCAGGGAAGTCAATAATCTCCCATGTGTCCCCGTCCCGCTCTATAGAAGACTTTAAAATCTTTCCAGTTAAATCCCGCTTAGACCATCGTGTCATTACGACAATAATTGAGCCGCCCGGCTGTAGACGCTGGCGTGGTCCTGAGCCGTACCACTCATAAACCTTATCGTAGACCTCTGGATTGGTGTTTGCTATGGCTGCTTCTTGTTCCGAGTGAGGGTCGTCAATAATGAGCAAATCCGCTCCTTTACCCGTGACGGTGCCTCCAACACCAATAGCAAAGTATTCACCATTGCTATTTGTGCTCCAACGACCAGCAGCCTTGCTATCAGACCTAAGACTGACATTTGGAAATATTCTCGCATATTGTTCACTCCCTACTAAGTTACGGACTTTACGTCCAAAGCCAACGGCTAATTCCGCTGTATTAGAACACTGGATAATCTTCTTACCCGGATACTTCCCTAAAAACCATGCCGGCAGCAGATAGGACGCAAACTCCGACTTGGTATGTCGTGGCGGCATATTGATGATTAGTCTCTTACACTTACCTTCGGCTATGTCCTGAAACTTCTGAGCCATCACCTTATGGTGCGCCCCGTTAATGAACCCAGGCCACATCTCTCCAACAAACTTCATAAAATCTTGCTGCGCCGCTTCCCTCTGAAGACTAGCCATATATTCCTGTGCCATCTCCATAAAGGACTCCTGCTCCACTAAAGGAAGCTGGCTAATAATTTTTTCTAGGTCCATATTTCCGATAGTAAGCGTATAAGGCTATGACGATGAATGAGAAGATACTCATAAGTCCTTAATCTTCAAATAAGAAGGCCGCACTGACCTAGCACTACGTGGAAGCCTTTTACAGTACCCCAAATCACATAACTTCATCATAATCCTATGGACATTAGACTTAGACTTATATCCCGTAATATTCATGACTTCTTCCATAGAAGGTCCAAAGCCATACTTTCTCCAATAGGCATCTAATACCATATAGACCTGATTCTGTACTTCTGTCATTTCTCTGTCCAAAAAAATATACCCCCCACCCCTATTTTGTTCAAAAACATAAGGGGGGTGTTTCCCATAGGATTATTCATCCTTATCCCCAGACTCTTCTTTTTCTGGCAAAACAGGGGGCTCTTGCTCAGTTCCTTCTAAACCTTCAGATTGTTTGTCAGATTCCATTTCTTCATCAAATCGTTTGTCAGGAATACTATGTAGTAGTAACTCGTCAGCGACGGGCTCAATTTGGTTGGTGGGGGTAGTGTGGGTCTCGTCTTTTGCCCTTTTCCTGCCGCCAATTTCTGCCATCAGTTCTGAGACATCGCCATCTATTGTCCTTGCGTTATCCTGCATAGCCTGCTTAAGCTGCTCCAATAGCTTAGCCCTGTTGGTCTCACTATCGTGGATGATTGTTTTCTGTGCTATGTGCTGGAATGCATCAACGCCGGCGACTGTGCCCAGCGTGCGGAGAGCTGCGACACGGACGGACGGGGAATTATCGGGGTCTGTGGCTTCCTTTGTGAGGTTTGAGACCACTAGAGCCCTGATTTGACCTAGTGAATAGGATTTCTGGAAATCTAGCCCCTTCTGTATGGCTTCGGTCATCATAGCTATATCGGGGCGTTTTGCGAGCTTATATCCCTCATTAGCCTGAATAGCTGGCTTACCCTTGCTGTCATATGCTTTTCTATATGCTCCCGCCTTTGTATCGCCCCTAGCGAGATTCTCACAGAATGCCTTTTGCTTAGTCGTTAGCCGGCTTTTACTTGTGCCGAGCAAGATAGACTCAATAGGCTGCTGCTCTAATACTTCACTTATTTGTGCTTTAGTTAATTTAGCTGGCATAGGGTTATATATGAGAACGAATTGAGAACATGAGAGGGATTCTATCACAACTACTGTTTTTATATACAGTATTCAGACTAATCCATAAAAACATAAGCGGGATTTTAGGATTTTGGCAGCAAGAAACCCGCCGGCAGCCGGCACGATATCCGCAGCAGCTCAGGAAAATTTAAGGGTTATCCCTATCAATTATTTTTCATTTTCTTGACCTAGGTCAATTTTTTGCTATTGACAAGGTAATAAGATTATTCCCGTAGCACCCCGCAGCACTTAACGAAACACTAACCTACAAGGAATAGACACAATGAAAGTAATGCACTACTCACCGCAGGTAAACGGCTCTAAGCTGGTCTCAAGCTATATATTCACTAATGGATATACCGCCCAACAATGGCACAACGATAACCCATATAGCGGGGCTTGTTTAATTGTTTACACGCCCAAGGGCTTTTTTGCTTCCGATAAAGTAAAAGCAGCCGCCCTACAAGCAATCAACAAATACAAGGGGAAATAATGAGCTTAATTATCACTAATTGGGGTATGCCAATCAAAGAATTAAACACCGGCGGGAATTTTATCCGGTATTCATTATTTGATAAGGGCATTCGCTTAATTGACATCAACGGCAAAGACCACAATAAATTATCTAATTTTGAATTCAACCATATTATGAATATGGTTTTAAATCACGAGGGAATAAACAAATGAAAACCGAACAGCAGCAGGACGCACTAATCAGAGCCCGAACCGGTAATTCTATGCTCAATTATCAAGCTATTTTGGCAGGATTTACCGCTAAGGGCATTCCAGCAGCCGACATAATCCCCCGTGAGAATGTATTGACCTACGACGCTTGGCAAGCTATTGGCAGGCAGGTCAAAAAAGGGGAAAAGGGCGTTAAGGTTATAAGCTGGAAAAAAATGACCGATAAAACGGGCTCGGAAAAAATCCGCCCAGCACCCGCAACAGTATTTCACATCTCACAAACTCAAGAGGCTTAATCATGACCCGCTATAAATACACAATCAAAGCAGCCGACGGCACTACCCACGAATTCAAGACCTTAAAAGCTGCTAAAGCATCGTATATCGGTTTTCACAATGGCATGCGAATAATTACCTATGT